TCCAGGGTTCCCAGCACCGTGTAATCGGTGTAGTAGCCCCAGTTGGACTTCATGTTGGAGAACGGGCCGTCAACAGGCGGCTTGAACTCCGTCTTGGTCGCAGCTTCACGCCACTTCCGGATGAGATCCTGCTTGGACACGTTCACGTACTGAGCGTTCCAATTCTTCCACCGGGAGTAGGTATTGGGATCCAAACCCCCAACATCGGTGAACCCAGTGGGTCGACCACCGTTGAAGCCACCCGTGGTGGAGTAGCTCGTGGTGTTGATCCAGTAGGGAACCCCGAACGGGGCGAGGGTGTCGCTGGAACTCGTGGGCTTCGACCAGAAGTTCCCTTCCATCAACTCGGCCAGATCGGTCATCGCATCGACGCGACTGGTCTGGAGCAGGTTGACAAGACGGGCGGGAGAACGGTTCATCGCGATGACCCGCTCCTCCAGCGACCAATGCGTCTCAGTGTGTCGCCAGGGGATGTTGCCCGTCTTCTGCGTGTCAGCAGTTGTCGGGTTGTCGGTCTCTGCCAGCTTCACGTTGCGAGCAGCATTATTGCTGAACAAGCGAACATTGAACTGATAGCCGTAGCCAGACCCGAACTGGACGGCCTTCTTCTTCAGGATCCTGGGCAACGCGATGTGGGTTTGGTTGTCCACAACGATGTCGGCCCACGTGGTCTTCTCCAGAGCGCGCAACGTGGTCGTTACGAGATCTGCATAATCATCAGCCTGGTAAGGCATCGAAACACTCCGTTATGAAGTGCCTCCTAGTGAGAAGACATCCCGTGCTCAGCTTGCCAGTTAGCCGCAGCCTGGACTGCAGCCTCGTAACCCGTATCCGGACCACCGTCACGGTGTTGGGGTAACGCTGTGGCCTGCCGAGCGACTGCACCAGCCTTCTCGGAGACACGTTGTAGAGCCGCTTGGCTCATTTCTTTCCCATGAACGGACTGCGCAGCCCGCTCAACCAAAGCATCCATCGGGGGAATACCTTCACCCCTAGCCAAATACCCCTTACCCATCCGGGCGACCTCGTCAGCCACGGAGATACGGTTCAGAGCGTTTTCTTCCTGTAAGTCGTTCAGCCGGCCTCGACCGAAGATGTTCTCATCCATGTTGTTGAGGATCATGTCCATCTCTCGGCCTGCCGCTTCCATCTGCATCCGCTGGGTGTGCATGAGCACCGCACCCAGCGTGTTCTCCATGTGATCCATCTTGCCCTGATAGAACTTGTTCATTTCCACGATCTCGGGATCGTAGTCGCTCGGGTCACCAAACTCGAAAGCCGTGCGAGCCTGTGCCTGCTGCTGCTGTGCAGCCTGTTGAGCAGCCTGCTGCTGCTGCTGAACGTCCGGTGACTCGGTCATCGCGTTTTGTACTGATGCAGCCCACTGGTTCGCCACCAGGTCGAAAGCCTCCGGGTTGGGGAACTCCCTGACCTGCTCAGGTTCCAGGCCCATCGCCTTGCCAACCGCGTACTGATCGTTTCTCCAGCTGGCCTCGATCGGGGCATCAGGATCAGCTGCAGGGGCCTCCTCCGGTTCAAACTCGGCAACCACCTCGGGCGGCTCCTCATCGAGAAGCTGCTCGGCCTCGGGGATCGGGTTCTCTTCAATGAACTCTTGTTCTTCTGGCATGACTTCCCTTTTCTAGTAACGCATTCTTCGAGGTGCTTTCTTCGGACGCTTCGCTGCCTTACTTGGCTTCTTGGTGCTCGACTTCTTGACGTACTTGCTCTTGGGCATGCTGCACCCCTAAGAATTCGAGTCCTTGTTGTACAACCCCAGCACCTTCAGGTACTTCTTTTGCTGGGTATGCGATGTGAAGTGTGGTCGACCCTCGCGGTCGAAGTCAATAGCGAACCCGTGCTTGCGGGCGTGATCCATCGCGTCATGACGGTCATCAGGGTGTACTGCAGCCCCCTCTGACACAATCACGCTGGATGTCTCGTAGCTCCTGCGTATCCGGCCCATACCCTTGGAGTCCTTGATGAACTCCTTCCTGGTGACCTCGCTACCGTTGATCTTGTACACGACTGGCATCAAAAGTACCCCTCAAGCCCCTGCAGCTGCTGGCCGTAGGGAACACCCTGGAATGCGTTTGGCATCTGCTGCATTGGCATCTGGCCAGCCCCGCCCATCTGGGCCACGGGTTGCATCGGGCTCCCTCCAGCAAAAGGCCCCTCCCACAAATAGTCCCACTCGGGAGTCCATGGCTGTGCCGGGATGTACCCTGGCCAACTCTCGTATGGCCCCACGTTCCACGGGGCCTCATAATCGATCGGGTTGTACGGGTACTGCTGGTTACCCCAGTCGCCCCAGTCGCGCGGAAGAAAGCCACCGTGTGGATAATCGGGGCGATAGGGGTTCAGCGGACCTGCTGGCTGGTGAAGAGTGGGACGCTGCGTGGGATCCCATGGAGCATCCTCCGGAGAGGGAAGGTAGTAACCCCCCTGCCCGCCAAAGGGGTCATCATCAGGGTACACCAAGGGAAAGTCGAGCGGGTTAAAGGTTCCGCCTTGGGTTGGAGTGGGTTCGTGTTCCTCCCGCCAGTACTGATTCATCCTCTCCACGAAGTGCGGATCTATGGGCCTTACAGGCGGTGTTGGCGGCATTGCCATAAGTCGTTCCTAAAAGAGGTCGCTAGCAGGTCCACTGGGAGTAGGGGGCTTCATCTTGAATATATTCCTCCTTATCCAGTCGCGCATCTTCTGAATATTCACATCCCTATTAGTTTCCGTCCCCGGGATCCCGGAAACCGTTTTGGGGTCCGTGTAAACTTTGTTGGGAGGGAATTTCGGGTCGTAGAGCGGGCCACCCCATGCTGGTTCTGGAAGGTATGGGGGTTGCCCCGGAAGGAATGCTGGACGTGCCGGGGGCAGTGGCATCTGCCCGGGAGGTCTAATATCGTCCCAGTCAGGCCACACGCTCTGCCCGGCACCGGGCCTGGGCGGGGGCATTCCAGGCCCAAATATGCCTGGGAGCACGTCCTTAGCTGGTATTGGTATTGGATCCTCGTGATCTGGAGGGAACGGATCAAAGTCGGGATCGATATCAGGAGGCCCAGCCATGGGATCTATTTGAACCCTTTCTCGACCGCCAGGGTTATCCCCCACCATTATCATCTGTGGACCGTTGGTCATGAAGTCGCCACCTCGGGCAAACCCGGGGATCGTCCCGAACATCTCGGGGAGCAGCTGACCCCCGTAGTAGCCCAGCCCCCCGGAGACGTTCTGGTACATGCGATCCAGTTCCGCACTCCCGATCGCGGTCCCTGCCTGCCCTTGCCTGGTCTTGCCGAACAGCTTGTACAACGGCAAGTTGTACATCTGAGACATCTGCCTGTTAGACCAATGCGGGGCTGTCGACCCCGTGTTGAACAGGTTCATGATGTCCGTGCCCGTCTGCTCGAATGGCCCGACATCCGGAGGAAGGGCTGGGCCCTGTCCACGCTGACCTGTTCCAAACGGGCCAATCACATCATCTCTCGGGCCAAGCGGTAGCATGCCCTGCCCAGGCCCCATTACCGGGGGTCCACCGTAAGCAGGACGGGACGGGGCCACGGTTGGGGGGTTTCTTCTTGGCATCTCGCTACCTCGTGTACTGGCTTCCGGACTGGCTCCCCAATCCTATGGTCCCTGTCACTTTCCTGTACGCCTGATTCATCATCGGGGCCAGCTGAGCCCCGTAGCCGCCACCCATCTGGTTGCCACCCTGCTGCTGTGGCTGCCGCCCAGTGAGGCCACCGATCCCGAAGTAGGCTGAACCCATCTGCGGTTGCTGCTGTTGCTGAGGGCCCCTGTTGTACGCGGCGAACGACTCGAATGGATCATTGACCTGGGGAGAGCCTACAGTCCCAAGATTTATGGCCTGGGTAGGCGGGATGGCAAGCAATGTGTCATCCCTGGACCTCAAGTCCATCATGATCCCAAGAGCTTCCCTGCGCCACTTGGAACTAGAATAAAGCGGATCGCCCTGCTGAAGCCTGCCGTAGGTTTGATGCATCTGCTGCAGGCGTGGCATGTCCCAGCCTTGCATCTCCCACATGGAGTGCTTGACCGGGCCATAAGCATCCGCGAGGACGCTCTGGTACTCCCGTTCCAGGTCTATATCCTGAAAAGACCTCGCCATCAGTAGATGCTCCCCAACGCCCCGATGGAACTGGGATACTCACGGCTCGGCCCCGGCCTCTTCGTCTCCCGGACATCCATCCCCGTGAAGTTAGACAGGTCCACCCCAAGCGGTGACGCGGTCTCAAGAGAACTCGGGGTCATCCACGGGGGTAGCAGCGGGTTGGACAGGACCTCGCTGGCCGACCAGTTGGCCTCGCCCCTGGACTTCGCACGCCTCGAAGCCCTGAGACGCTGCAACTCGTTGAACCTTTCGTTCTGAACCGTCACATCATCTCCCTTGCCATCGCGTTCTGCTCGGATTGCTGTGGGTTGCCACCCATCAGCGTGTTCACCAGCGTCTGCTCTGCACCCCGCGGACTAGCCCCGGGCCGTGATACCCGCTCGTTCACCCGATGGGTTGAACTCGGCATGCCAGGCCGCTCAGGAGCACCCGGTCCCATCTCGTCTGAGCCAGGCGGGACATCCTCCAGCCCCACGATGATATCCTTCAACTCGGGCAGATCGGCGTACCGGGAATAGGTGTTCAGCAGTTCCTTGTAATCGATGCCCAGTCCCTGCTCACTCATCATCGGGAGACTCGGAATAACCACCCCCGTGAGGATCTGGTTCAGCTTGGCCATCCGCTCCTGTGGCGAGACGAACTGCATCGAGTGTGGCTCAACGTCTATCTCGTGAAGCAGGTAGTCATGCGTACCACGCTCCTCCGGGGTGAGGAACGTATCCACCGGTCCAAGCGGTTGCGAGTTCAGCCTGATCGGATAACTCTCCACCGGATCGGACCAGAGGTGGAAGCCCCAGTCCCTCATCACCTTCTTGGTGAAGATTCGCACCTCGTCCTGCATACCAGACATCCGCTGACTGGCACTGGCATGCAGCAGCTGATCCTGCGTGGCCGTCTCGCTCTGGGCACCGAGACCACCCATCAGGTCCAGGTTCCCGGCCTGCCAGCTGAACAGTTGCTTGATCTGCAGCATGAACGCGAAGTTCCGCTGATCGATGCCACCGAACATCTTCTCCTGGATAGCCTCCGGGTTATCGACCCCGACAATCTCGCCATCCGAGGCCGTCCGGATCCGCTCGGCATCCTCTGAATCAACACCCCTGGTCAACCCCACCACCTTGTACCGCTGTGCCTCGCGGACCAGCTTTCGCATCAGACCGTTGCTCACGTCATGCAGCCCACGCCACAGCATGGCAGGAGCCAGCGGCATCGAGTTGCCATCCACCTCGTTGAAGTACAACAGGTGGTACGGACCCAATGGGTTCGGTGGCCCGTTCCACTCGACCACCTTCAGCGGCTTGTCACCCTCATTGGGACCCAGCGTCACGATCAGTCGTTCCTTGGGTAGCCAGATCTCCCATAGCTCGATCTTGTCTTCAAGCTGACCCTCGTGCTGGCTGGCACCCTGGGTGAGAGTGCTGAGACGCTCGTCGCCACTCTCGTTGTAGTTGTAGTCGTCCATCGCGGTCAGGTTCTCGCGAATCGACTTGTTGAACGATTTCTCGTTCTTCGCCTGCTCCAGAGACATCCGGTATCGGTGGCCGCAGTAGTCAGTCTCCTCATGGACGTGGGCAGTCATGTCATGCACCCAATCGTCCAGCGAGACGTTCGCCACGAACGGCCTCGTCTTCTTGAAGTCGAAACCCTCCTCCTCGTAATTCCCGATGACCTGCGTACCCACCTTGCAGATACCCATCGAGAACAGGGCCGATCTCACGCATCGACGAAGTGCGTTATGCACATCGAAGGTGCGGAGCATCGAGTTCATCGCCTGCTCCATCTTGTGCCCGTAAGGACGCAGCTTCTTGGAGTGCGTGAACACCAGCACCTTCGGTGGCCTGGCCGCCAGCTGTCGCTCGTAGATATTCGCCGCGATCTCCATCAGGTTGAGATACACCGGCTTGTCGCTGCCACCCTCGGAGTAATCGATCCCAACGTACTGCTCAATCGCCTCCTTGTGCCGGCGACGAAACGGCTCCAGTTTCCTCCGCGAGAACCGCATCGCGTCCCGGAGACGGCTGAGATGTTCCTTCTTATTGGGATTCATTCGTCATCACCCTTGATGTGATCGCATTCAGTCATCCCTCGCTCCCAAATCAAATAGACGCAGGATGGGTAACGGTTTTTCATAAACATTGATCATCCGGCCTCGTCTACGACCGCCCATTTCAACATCAATCAAAGAAAAGCCCGCTGCTGACCAGAAGGCGTTCGATTCCAAGTCTAACGCACACCGCAATCGCACCGTTCCACAACCCATTCGCATTGCTTTCGCTTCAAGGTCGGCAACCAACCGCAGCCCCTTCTCCCGTCTCCTAGCGTCGTACTGGATACACGCCTGATAGATCCGCATTACCCCGCCACGACCGGTCCCATGAACCAGCATCCCGGCTAACTCGTCGTTCTCCTTTGCCACCAATATCCGCCCCTGGCTTTCGTACTGATCCAGCCTTGGTCGCGGAATAAAACCCAGCGCATTTGTGCCTTTGTTTTGCTCTCGCAAACCCAACCATTCGCAATAGGACGACACACTAGCCATCTGTCGTATCCGCAATCACCCTGCTGATGAACACGGGAGTCATATCACCCACATACGCCCCAGCCACGTTGAACTCAAAATACTCTCTGGCCTCATCCCAGGACATCCCGTCGCGATCCACCAGGACCTCAATGCACCTGTCCCGGTCATAGGCCATGACTCTCATCCGGCCCTTTTCTGCCCAGACCTCGGCATAACCTATGATAGCCGCATCGAAACCATCCGCCTGGAGGATCTCATCCGCTGGGAGCATCTCAGCAACCATGTCCCCATTCGGTGTCTCATTCCCACTCATCGCTTACGGCCTCCCTTTGTTGCCTTCTCCACTCGAAGCTACCCAGTGGAGCACCCTGTGGCTCCACCTTGACCCCGGCCTTCTTCCGTTCCCTGATGATCTTAGCAGCCAGGGCATCCGCGATCACCACGTCTCCATGGTTGTCGCCCCTATCGGTGGGGTCAATCGTGTTGACAGCACCCCCATGCTCCACCCTTCCGTTTGGAAGGTACACGAATTCACCAGCCTGTCGCAACGCCTTCTTACTCGGGTTGATGAAGACCCGGGAGAACAACACGTCCCTGTAGTTGGCCAGCAGGTCCTTCTTCCCCTCAGCGGTACTGAACCAGCCCGGGCGATCGCTCTCACGCTTGGTGATACGCTGGTCGTTGGTCGCGTAATATATGTTCCCGAAATGGCACTCCTCGATCACCGTCTTCCCAAACGTCCGACCCGGGCCAGTCGCCTCCCAGATCAGGAACGCCGGCCTACCACCAGGCCCCTTGAACCAGTGACACAACGCAACACACAACTCGGCAAACTTGTTCGGGGTCATCTGGTTATCAGCAAGCTCAGCCACCTTCTCACCAGTATGCCTGTCAATCACGCTCGCAGCTGACTCACTGGCACCAGTGCCCTGGCTGACATCCACCCCGATCACGTAATCGTGAGCGTCACTCGGGTTCAAATATACGTCCAAAGGTGTCCAAACCTTCAGGTTGCCACGCCCCTCCATGCTGTCCATGAACTCCGGGTTCCTTACATCCTCGTGCATGAGGTGACCCTGGTGGTCAGGAACCCGGGCAAACTCCTTCGCGAGATCCTCAAGCGTCTTGGGATCCATGAACGGGTAGGCACTGCCCTGGTAATCAATGTCCAACTGCGTAGCGATCTCAACCGGATGAGCCCTGCGCTCACACTCCTTGTCGTACCACGGACTCCTCGATCTCCCGTCAGGACCCTCGTACAAGTCCTTCGCCTTCTCAGGATGACGGGACCAGTGGAACCTCAGCCGCGGAGTACCCTTCTGCAGCTGGGCATAGAAAGCATTCGCCGTGCCATTGGGCGTGCTGTTGAAAATCCTACAATTCGTGTTATCCGCGGTGGCACTCAGCACGTCATAGCCACCACCCTCGAAAGCAGCGAACTCGTCCACCAGTAACGCGGTCCTACGACCGCCTCGACCGATGTTATCCGTGGTGCTCTCACCCTCGATCTTCGACCCGTTGTCCAGGTTGATCATCTTCAGCTTGTTTCGACGCATCTGTGGCATCATCCAGCTGGGGAGCCCCTTGTGGATGAAGTCGATATGCGAGAAAAGTGAGTCCCCAGACCCATCCACCAACCCCTCCTTCCGGGAGACCATCAAGAACGATTGCAAGCTCCGAAAGTGCCAACGCCAGGCGAAAAGAGTTAGGCAGATCCATGATGCACCCATATCCCTCGATTTCTCGATAATGACATCGTTCCCCCTGCTCAACCCGTCCTCGCTGGGGAGAGCCTCCTCCATGGCAAGGAAAGCCTCGTCCTGGTACCCGTATGTGATGAAAGGCAGCTTCGGATTCGGCTTGCGGGGATCAAACGTCCAAACGAACGTGTTGATCCAGTACAACAGGTCACGCTTGCAAGCCAGCCACAGAGTCCTCTGGAACTCCAGATCCGTCGCGGCCCTTGAGAGCACTTCCTTCCGGTACGCTAGGTTCTCCTTCATCACCTTCGGGACCTGCGAGTACAGCGGCAGACTCCAGGGTTCGGAGCATCTCTGCGATTTCATTAGTGCTGCGGGTGGCATCCTCTTTGAAACCCTCCAACCTCTCGTCCGTGTCAGCCTGACGTGACACCATCGACATCCAACTCTTGTAGAACTCGCGAGGCTCGGATCTCGCGTACTCCAACAGACCCCACGCTCCACTGCTGGGGGCCTCCTCGGGGGTAATGTCCGCTACACCCAGGTTGTCGTACACCCAGCCAAAGTCGCCCCGGACACTCCCGTCCTTACCCTTGAACACATCAGAGGGTGCCGATGCGACCAAGGTGACAGGGTTCGCACGGGCCTTCGCAGCCTGACGCTCGTCCTGGTAGTAAGCACCGTCGAAACCAAACGCCTTGGCCGATTCTATCCAGGCGTCTCGCTTCTCCCTGCCATGCTTCTCAAGTGCCCTGCGGTAAGCCACGAACTCAGGCCAACGACCCTCAACCTTCATCCGCTCACGGAACTGGTCCTGAGTCTCAGGCATTACACACTCCAAAGACCAACCCTCGCCCCATCCCCTAGACGGGCGAAGGGAAGCCCACCCGAGTACGGGAGGGACGAGGGCAGGAAAAGGCAACGGGAGTCTACGCGGGAGAGAACGTGAGTGTCAATCAGATAAAGGTATGATAAATTTATCATACCTTTTTTCCTGCAGGTTTACGGGGTATTTGACAGAGAGGTCCCAAAAGGGGGACCCAAGGGGGGTGGGGGGTCTGCAGATCTGTGACGCGGTGAGAAGGGGATAAGTTAAGGCGGGGCCCGCCAAAGGCGGGGGGGCCTGGTTCCTTTTTTCCGCGTCAATCGCCACGATTTCGAGAGCCTGGGCCGCGGCTAGCCTGCAGGCCGGTGGCCAGCGACGACAGCGCTGTGCAGCCTACGGCCTGGCCGGCAGCGCTGTAGAAAGGATGCGACGCGGGATCAGCGCCGCGGGCACGTAGGCCGGCTGTCGACCTGGACACGGCCAACATCCCCAGCCTCCTGGCTCACAGCTGATCACCCTCTCGGCCCTCGGCCCTCCCACACTCCCCAGCATCGGCACACGCCTCCCAGCAGCCTGCCGGCGGTCATCCCACTCACTCCCCAGCAGGCTGCTCTCCGCCCGAGTGGTAATCACCGTCCCCGATCGCCCAAGGCCGGCACAAGCGATCCTCGTGGCCCGTTTGGCCCTCCCTGGCCCCGCTTGGCTCCCCTGCAGCTGTTTTGACCTGTTTTTGACTTTTCCGGACAATCTCACCCCATCAGCCTGATTAGCTGTTGACCCGCAACCCCTTAGACTGTAAACAATACCCCTGGACACTATCACTAGGCATGAGGAAGAGACAAATGGCTTACGAGATCCACGTATTCTCCCGCACCGTCTACGGTCGAGACCTGGTGTACCCGCTGCCCGGGTCCCTGGCCGAGGAGGTCACGCGAATGACCGGACGGGCCACGCTGGCCGAGGTCGATCTAGAGGCACTGCAGGCCCTCGGGCACACGATCGAATTCTGCGTCGACCCTCGCCACGCGGAACAGCAGCTGGCCCTAATGAGGCGTCGTGCCCGTGATTGTGACGCCCCGCCCGAGTGTGGCGAGGGGTTTGTGCATCTCGACCCATCCGCGTCGCTGTTGAACGAAAAACACTTCGGCGGGAGGGGCGATTGATGCGACTTGACGACGCTCAAGAGTACAGCCCAGCGTACCGTGCCCAGGTCGAGCGCCGCCCGGTGATGCTG